CATCTCTACCATTTTTTTTACTATTAATCCTGGTTGTGAACCTGAATATGTATAACCATGACCATGTAATAATTCACCATCATTTTGCCCACCTAATGTTATTTCTGCAAATGGAATTTTTAATGCCTTTGATATACTTTTAGCTAATAATGTTTTACCAACACCTGGTGGACCTACAAAACCTAATGGTTTACCCCCACTTGATGGATTAGATATCCATTTAGCAATTGTTTGTAATAATATTTTTTTTGCTTCATCATGACCATAAGTTAGTTTATTTAAATCATTATCTAAATTATTTAAATAATTTATTATTTCTTCTGTTGATTTTAGTGATTCAAAACTTTTATTATTTAATGATGACCACGGATATTTTAATATATTATCTACATATGTTTTTTGTTTATAATATTCATTATTTTGAGATTTCATTTCATCTATTTTTTCTATTGCTAATGATTTTACATTTTCTGGTATATTTTTAATACTTAATAATTGTTTTTTATAATCTAATGTTTCTAATGATAATAATTTTAATTTTTCTAATTCATTTTTTATTGTATTGCCACCTTTTTTTATTTTTAGTTGCATATAAAAAGGTAAATTTTTATGAATTAAATTAAATAATATTATTGAATTTATTTTTTTTTCTTTTGTCAAGTTTATTAATAATGATGCTACTTCAGCATTATCATCATTACCTAATAATAATAAAAATATTATAAAATATAAATTATTTAGTTTTGAACCATTATTTATAAAATTTTTCATTATATTTACATATGATGATTTTACTAATTGTTGATATAATTTATATGAATTTATCATATAAACAATATATGAATCTACTGATAAACAATATAAATTTCCAATATAATCATATTTTATGAAACGTTTTGCAAAATTTATATCTATCTCTGTACTTTTAGTAATATCTTTTATTATATTTATTTTTTTTAAATATATATAACTTGATAATATTTGTGATGTTTTTAATTTTAATGATAATATATCAGATATAAATACACCCTCTATTTTAAAATATGAATAAGGTGTTTTATCTTTTTTATTTAATATCCATAATTCTTTATTTAATTCTAAAATATCTTCTTCATTAAAATTTGATGGATTTCTCCAATAATAATCTATATTATTTGTTGAATTATATGTACTTATTGATAATGGAATAAAATAATTATCTATTTCATTTATTAAATTATTTAATTCTATATTTTCTATTTTATATTTTTTTAATTTTAATAAACGTTTTATGCTTTTATATCCAATATAATTCATTAATTCTATTAATTCTTCTAATTCTTTACTAAATGGAATTTCTTTTACTAAATAGTCACTATAAGATAAAAATAAATCAAAGTTAGATTCTAATGATGAATTTATAAAATCAGAATAATAACTATTTTCATGAACTGTTTCTATTGTATTTATATTATTATTATAAATTGTATTTATATTTTTATTTATATTATAAAGTTTACTTAGTATTTCATTTTTTTTATCAAAATTTAATAAATAATAAGTATCTAAAAACATTATATGATTTGTTAAGTTAAAGATTATTTTTGATATAAATTTATATTTTATTTGTAATAAATTTATTTTAAATAAATTATATTTATTTTGATTGTCTAACATTAAAAAACTAGAGAGAATAATATAATTTTATATAAAATTATTTTTGTAAATTTTAAATCAAATAAAGCTATTTAAAACAAGAATAGACGCATTTAAAAAAATATTAGTGTGTTTGATTTAAAAAAATAATGTTATAATATTATATATATGGTTAGTCAAAAGAAAAATGTTAAGTCCTTAAAGGTAGAATCTACATCTATTGTAGATATTGTAAATGCTGATGCATCTAATGTAGATGCTGTTACATCTAATGTAGATGCTGTTACATCTAATGTAGATGCGAGTGCATCTGTTGTAGATATTAATGTTACACCTAATATTAATGATACACCTAATGTGAATGATACTGATCTTAATGTAAAAGTTACAAAGGTACAAAAAGGTGGTTCAAAGAAGAATGTTTCAAAGGAAGAACCAATTGTTGCATCTAATGATAATATGAATGTTATTTCTGATGTAGTTACACTTAATGTAGATACTAAAAAACAAAAAGGTGGTGCTAAGAAAGATGCTAAGAAAGATGCTAATAAAGATGCTAATAAAGATGCTAATAAAGATGATAAGAAAGATGCTTCTAAAACTTTAGTTGTTATTGATGATAGCACTTCTACAACTAAGGAATCTAAAGCATCTAAGGTATCCAAGACATCCAAGACATCCAAGATATCCAAGACATCTAAATCATCTAAGACTCAAAAGGGTAGTGATATGAAAGATGTTTCTAAGACAGATGCATCTGTAACAATTGAAGTTGAAGAAGCTGATGATGGTAAATCCAGATCTTTTAAAGTTAAGCTTCCAAATGAAGAAGATTTTAGTGGACGTTTTACAGGATTAACTCCTTATCAAGCTGCTAATAAGGCTTTATCCAAGTACTTTAGAACTAATGAAAATAATAATATTACTGGTGAACAAGTTCTTTTTTCCATTAAAGAATCTACTCGTGGATCTAAAAAACATGAATATACCTATAAGGGAACACGAATTAAACTAGAACAACCTATTACTTATACTATTAAATCAGCTGATGGTAATGATCGTATTATTACTAAACAATATAAGAATCAACTTACCAAGGTTAAAAAGGGAAATAATGTTACTGAATCAGTATCAATGAATGCTTAAATATTACAAGTAAAAATTAAATAATCGTAATAAAATAAATATTTATTTTAAATATTTATTTTATTAATGTAACATCATATTTCAGAATTTGCTATTTTATCACAATTTGTATTAAAATTATCTATTTCATTAGACCAATCTATTTCATCTGTAGATTGTAATAATTCTAATGAATTATTAATTAGATTTACTAATTCATTTAATTTATCATTTGATAAATTTATTTTATCTTCTTCTAATTGTGTTTTTATAAATAAACATAAATTTTTAAATTCTTCTTTATTATCAGTTATATTTTCATCTTCTAAATCTTTTAATGTTATTAATTTATCTTGAATATAGTCTAAAGTAATATTTGATAATTGTAATTCTTCTAATATAGGTTGTAAATATTCTTCCCATTCTGGATTTTTATTTATTAACATTACGACTTTACTATGTAATTGATCTTTTAATTCAATTAACATTATTTTTTCTAATTCACTTTGTGTTGATTCTGGTACAGTTTCAATATTATTTTGTGTCCAATTTAAAAAATCATCATCTAATATTTTCATTAAAACTAATAATTCAGGATTATTTGAAAATTCTATTTTTGACTCTATTTCATATAGTTTATCTAATAAATCTTTTTTTATTTTATCATCAACTAAATGATTTAATTTTATATTATTCATTGCCACTTCTATACGTGTATTTAACATATAAATACGTGAATATTTTATCATTTCTTCTTCATCTATTTTATTATTAACTGTTGCCAAACTAATTATTTTATCTACTTCACAAGAATCTAATTTTGGAATATCTTTTATTAATATATTTTTTTCTATTCCTGATTTTTTATCTGTTACTGTTACTGTTATTATTGAATTACTATCTACTTTAAAAGTTATATCTAATTGCGGTGTTCCACCAGTTGATATTTTATCAAATATAAATTCACCAATCAATGTATTTTTATTTGCTATTAATCTTTCTCCTTGATATACTTTTATTTTAACACTATTAATACCAGGTGTATCTGTTGTATATTTTTGACTTCTTTTTATTGGTATTGGAGTATTTTTTGGTATTACAACTGAAAAATTACCATCTACAGTTTCAACACCCAATGATAAAGGTAATACATCTACTAATATTACATTATTATCTGATTTATAGACATTTTCTAATATAGCACCATATAAACATGCACCTTCAGATACAACTGAATCTAAATTTGGATGTAACCATGGTTGTTTATTAAATACATTTTCAATTGTACTTTTAATTATTGGCATTTTTGATGAATTACCTACCATTATAATATATTTTATGTCGGTAAATTGATTATTTATATCTTTTATAATAGTTTCAAATTTATCAACTAAACTATTGCATAAATTATAAAATTTTTTAATATTTAAATTAAATATTAAATCATTTTTATTGTTATTATAATTTAATACTTTTATTTCATAATTATCTACCCATGATAATTTTTCTTTTGCATTTTGACATATATACCATAATTGAGTTAGTTTTTTATTATCAAAATCTGGATATTGTTTTAATAAAAAATCATAAATTACTTTTGTAAAATCATTTCCACCTAAATCATTTAATCCAATACTATGTAATACTTCAAAAAAACCATTATCTTTTAATAATAATGTTATATCTAACGTTCCACCACCAAGATCTATAACTAATATTTTTTCTTCATCTTGACAAGTTGACGTTAAACCATAAGATAATGCTGCTGCTAAAGGTTCATTAATAATTCGTATAACATTAAAACCAATAGAAATAAAATTTTTTTTAATTATTTCTCTTTGTATATCATTAAAGTTAGATGGTACGGTTATTACTGATTTTAAATTATGATTTGAAAATTTATTTATTATTAGTTTTTTTAAATGTTCAAAAAATATTAAAAGAATTTCATCTAAGTTTTCACTACCTATTTTAGTTTTAAAACTATGAATTATTTTATCATTATTTAAAGTTAAATAATTTCCACATGAATATAGTCCATTTTTTATACCTACTTGAGATTTTATTGATTTAAATACACCATCCATTAATATATTTGCTTTACTATTTGAAAAGTATGTTATTACTGTATTTGTACTACCAAAATCTATTCCTAATATAATATCTTCATTCATTAAATTTAAAGACTATTAAAATTTATTTTTTGACGCATAAAAATTATTTTATAAAATTGCAAAAATACAATTTTATAAATTAAAAAAATAAACTATAAAAAGTTATAATTATAAAAATTTAACTTTATTATTTACTAATTTACCAATAATTATATTAGCTTTACTATTAATAATATTATATACATTATCATTATTATCAACTAAATAATTAACTTTTTTAAATGTAATTGGATATTTATCATCAGAATCTTCATTAGAATCTTCATCTGATTCTTCATCAGAAGCATTATATGATTCTTCATCTGATGCTTTATTTAATTTATCATATGATTCTTTATCTGTTTTATCATCTGATTCTTCTGATTCTTTATTTAATACTTTATTTGATTTTTTATTTGATTCTTCATCTGATTTATTAGATGTATATTTATCTAATTCTTCATTTGATAATTCTTCTAATTTATTAGATGTTTTATCATTTAATTCTTCATATGATTTATTATATGTTTCTTCATTTGATTCTTTAATTTTTTTAAATGTATCAATATATATTTTAAGTCCAGTAATTGTTTTATGTAATTTAATATTATCATCTTGTAATTTAATATTATCAATTTTAAATAATGATAAGTTTTTTTCATACGCAGAATTAATTTTTTCAAGTTCATTTTCTAATAAAAAAATTCTAGCATTTTTTTCTTTTAATTCATTATCAATTTTTATATTTTTACTAGGTGTTTTTTTATTTAATTCATTAATTGATCTATTAGCTTTTTCAAGTTGTTGTTCAAGTGAACTAATAATATAAAGTTTTTCTTTTAATTGTTTATCAAGATTAGAAATTATTGAAACTTTATTTAAATTATCTAATTCATTAGTTAAATTTGTAATATATAATTCTAATTCATTAATTTTAATTTTTTGATTTTTATTTTCAGATTCAAAATTTTTAAGAAATTGAATAACGTGGTCTAAATTTTGTTCCATTTAATAATAATAGTTAGTATTCTTTTAAATAATAAAGATTATTTATACAGAAAATCCCAATCCACCTAAACCATTTGTAACACTAAAAATATTATATTGTAATCCATAACCTTTAATAAAAATAGTATTTTGATAATTAATTTTTTTATTAAGATTCATCTGTATATAAGTATCATCAATTTGTGAAAAATTAAGTGATCCAGAAGGTTGATATTCTTTTGGATTAAGTGAAAAAGAAAATTGATGAATACCTGGTGATGAAGAAACAAAATTGTTAAGATATATTTGTAAATTAGTATATAGTTCAACATTATTAGGTTGCATACGATCAATAGAATTAACAATAATTGATTCATTATCAATAATATTAGTAGGTGTATCTGTAATAGGATATAATGTATAATTAAAAAGATCATTTGAATTAATATTTGAAATTAATTGTGCTCGCCAAAAAATAATTTTATTAGGGTTAATAAAAGGAATTTTATAAGAAATATTAGATGAATAAAAACTTTGTTCAGCTATATTTTGAATAGTAGAAATAAGATATTGATGTGATTTATTTATAAAATTAAATCTTTCTTCATTATCTAAATAAATATAATTAACAAGTAAATACGCTTCAATAATAGCAGGAGTATTAAATCTAAAATATGATTCATCTTGCACTAGCAAAGAATTAGGTTTTATATTAGCTTCATATAATGTATAATTACCTTTAATCATATATCTAGTATTTGTAAAAGTAGGTATAATAAAATCACCCTTTAATTTATCATAATATAAATATTGATTAATCATATCATAATAAATAAATTTACCAATTGCTATATTACCATCAATATTTTGTTTTATTGTTTCACCATATTTAAATAAACAAAATGGTTCATTAAGTTGAATATAATGAGTTGGTGATTCATTATATATTTTATTAAAATCATTAAATTCAACATGTATTTTAATATCATTATGTGTCATAGAAATAAGTGGTAATGCTAATCCAGTATCTTGACAAAACCAAAAATTTAATGGTATATTAAGACCATATGATTTTTTACCATTAGAAAAAGTAGTAAGTAGATCAATATTTCCAATCATTTTACTAAATGCATTAATTTTTCCATAATCAATAGTTAGTTCATTCCATATATTTAACCAATCACCAAAATGTCTTTCAATTAAAATACCTCCAATTTCTAAATCAACATATTTTAAAATGGCCAAACCAAGTTTTTTAACATATGCAAATTTTTTGACATTATTTGGTAATATAGTATGATTAGATTTAATGATATCAGGTAAATTAACATAAATATATATTTGACCTAAAAGATCAGCATTCTTAGATATATTAACAGTACATCTTCTACTAAAGTCAGGTGTATTTTTAAAATATTGTGCAACAGTTTCAGTTGAAAAATTAGTATATCTTTTATATGCAATTTTAAAAAATGTAATTTCAGGGTGTGTTGATAAATAAATATTTTCTTTACCTACAGATACTAATAATAACAATCCAAGTCCCATTATTATTGTATTTAAGAAAATATTTATTTAATTATTAGTTTTAATTTTAGCCCATATTTTTATCTAAAGACTCATTAACAGTAGTGACGATACGTTCAACTGCACTAAGTAAATCATTTTGTTTACCAATAGTTTTATCAAAGTAACTTTCACGAGCTTCAACAAATGATTTAAGATGATCCATTGATAAAATATTTTCTGAATCATATTCCTTATAAATATCTAATAAATCAATATATTTATCAGAATATTTAATAGCCTTAATAAGTTTTTCTTCACTTCTTCTATAACTTTCAAGATGTTGTTCAATCTGTTGTTTAGTATAACCATCAATAGATTTACCTTTAGATTGAAGCATCTTTTCAGATGCATCTAATAGATTCTTAAGAAGAGGATAATGTTCTTTAACAATATCATCATTAGGTACAGCAGATACCATTTGAACAGAAGCACCTCCAATTTGCATAAAGCTTAAAGGAGATGAAACAGCAATTGGAATACCTCTAATAACTAATCCACTTCCAGGAATAAAAGCAACTCTATTGTTAGCAAGTGAACGAATATTTAATAATGATGAAGTAATTAATCCAATTTGTCTAATAATATTAATTTGTTGATTAGACATATTTTTAAAGATAACTCTTGGGCGCATACCACGAGCAGTAAGAGACCATGATGAAAAACGACTAGTATGATCAGTAGGATCAAAATTATAACCAGCATTATATTGTTTATTTAATATAGCAGGGTTTGAGTTAATTTTATCAACTAACATTTCAAGATATTGCATAAGTTTAGTATTAGTTCTAATTTGTTTTATTTCATTATCATTTAACTCTTTATTATCTAAACCACGAGACCATGATCCAACAGATTCATATTGTCTAAGGTCATTTTTGGGTACAATTCTAAATCCAAAACTATTGAGGGTATGTTCAGCAATAGAAGGAAGCATATCATTAACTTCTTTAGGTACAACATCCCAAAATGTTTTATCTTGCATGAATTCTTTACACGCTGTAATATCATTTGTGTTTCCTGCAATACATTTACTAATATAATCACTACATTTTAAAGTAGGATGATTTTTTTTAACTTTAGTACCCATACATTGATCATCTTTTAAATTATTATAAGCATTTGATCCAGCAGATACATCAATACTATTACCACTTGCATCAGTAGTAAATAATAAATTTCTGTTACTATCTAATCTATAGTAGGAATCTTTTTCTTGACCAATATTAGAATCCCAGAAGTTGTCAACACCATTACTACGAGGTTCTGCAGCTTTTTCAAGTAATTCATGTAAAATTTTTTTACTAAGATTAAAGCTAAAACGTTTATGTCCAATATTTGGAGCTCCCATAGTAACATTAATAAAAATAGCTTGAAGTTTATTATTATCAGATATAACTTCTTTAGCACTTCCCCATAAAATTACATTATTAGTAATATCATTATTATATTGATCTTTAATATTTACATGAGCTTTAATAAATTCATGAATAAATTGTTTATTACTTTTATGTGATGCTAAACCTGCATTTTTTTGAACAAAACTTAACAATAAATTTAAATCTAAAGTTTTAGGATTTAACATATCAGCTTTAAAATTACTCCATTCACTATGAATACTATCACCTGAAGTAGAAAATGGATCTAAAACACTAAAATTTTCGCTTCTAAGTTGTTTCATTTCATTAGTTAATACAAGTGGTTTATCATTATTAAAAGCATCTTTAAGAGCATCTATGTATAATCTAACTCTATCGTCATTTGGTAAACCCAAAAAAGTCATCATATTATTAATAAAAATAGCATTTTCATTGGACATTATAAGTATATAATAATTTAGAAAAAAATTTTATATATTTTTATATTAATTTCTAAATTATTTTAATGAATAATATTTCTAATTCAAATATTTTAATTTTACTTTTTTTTATTTTTTTAATATTTTTATTTTTAAATGAGTTTTTTAAAAATTCATGTTCTAATAATAACGAAAAATTTAATAATACTAAAATAAAAGTTTATAATTTTAATACAACATGGTGTGGTCATTCGTTAAAATTTCAACCTACATGGGATTTATTTAATAATTCATTAGAAGAATCTGATAATATAGTTGCACATGATGTTAAATGTGATGATAATAAGAATGAACAACTTGTTGAACGTTATTATGTAGAAGGTTATCCAACAATAATAATTGATTATGGTGATAAATTTATAAAATATTCAGGACCAAGAACAGTAAATAGTTTAAGATCAGTATTAAATTTAAAGCCAGTAAAAGAACCAGAAGTAACTCAGGGAAATAACCAAGTAAAATGTGGTAATAGAATAAATACAAAAACTCCAAAGGTAATAAATTTTAATCAACCAAAAGGACCTGAAGAGCCAACTATATATAATTTTAATACTTCATGGTGTGGATATTCAGTAAGATTTCAACCAATATGGGATGAATTTACAGAAGCAAATAAAAATAATAATATAAAAATAGTTGATGTAAAATGTGATAAATCAGAAAATGAAGATTTATGTAATAAATATTCAGTTGAAGGATTTCCAACTGTATTAAAAGTAAAAGATAATGTCATGATACCATATAAAGGACAAAGAACATTAGAAGGTTTACAAAATTTTGTAAAAAATTAAAATAAATCATTATAATAAACTATTAACTTTATTAGATAATTTAGTTAATTCTTTATAAAATTCAAGTTCTTTCATTTTATTAATATCAAAACCATTAAATCCATTAAAAGCACCATACCAAAATCCAGTAATTGCACCAGTAGAATCACTATCGCCAACATGTAAAGCAGAAAAGAAAACAAGTGATTCTGCATTAAATACTAAATTATTATTTTCAATTTGAAAAAGTTCATTAGGCATTATAGACATAAGTAAAGCATCATACGCATATATAACAGAATCAATACCAGAACCACCTATTAAATACCATCTTTCCATTTTTCCATTTTTAAAATAATCTTTTGGTGTAAATTCAGTAAGAGCATTATATCTATCTTTTGCAAATATAAAATTAGATTTATTTCTAAAATTAATTAAATCATCAAAACGTTTTTCTTTATAAATATACCAAGTAGTAAAATAATCAGTAATTTGTTTATCATGACTTATATTAATATTTGTGGTATGAATATAATCTTGAATTTTATTTGATTCATATAATTCTAATAAATTATCAATCCATAATAATGGTGAAATATTATTATATGCATATGATGCAAAAAGAGCAGTAACTAACCCACCCAAGTAACCTAATGGTATATTATGTGTAAGTCTAGATGCAATAATTGAAATAGAAATAAGTTTATCAATATTATTTGCATAAAAAATACCAATTGGACCAGTTCTAATAGCGGCTCCATTTCCTCCCATTAAATTATCAAATGGTATTTTATCAATATATGAATCTAATTTTTTTTGGGTAATTTTTTTTAAAAAATTAATTGATTTAAGAGTTTGATTTCCAGAAACTCTTTCTTCATTAAGAAGATCTTCATAAATTTCAATATATCTTTTAATAAAATTAATTTCTTTACCACCATCAATAAGTGCTTTAGTAACAGCAATCATTAAAATAGTATCATCACTTGCTTTCCAATTTTTAACTGATATAAAGTTGAAACCTCCTAAAGCCATATATTCCATAACCATTGTAAAATTAGCCATAAGTGCTTGATTAACATTTTCAACACGAAGACCATAATTAAATTCCCATTTACCATTATAAAATCCAATAGTATCTAAATAAGATAATAATACAATTGCAGCTTCTATTTTTTCTTTTTTATTAACCATTAAATTATACAAGAAAATATATAAACGTTTATTTATAATAAAATTATATATTTAAAATTAATGAGTCATGTAACTATTGATTTTGAGACATTAAAGTATAACTTATATCAAGTTTTAGGTATTGAAACAAAAGCATCAGAAACAAAAATTAAAAAAGCATTTAGAAATTTAATTTTAAATTTTCATCCAGACAAAAATAATAACACTGAAGAAGAAATATATTATCATATTATAACAGCAAATCAAGTACTAACAAATACAGAAAATCGTAAAAAATATGATGAATTTTTAAATAAACTACAAGATTCTCATGATAATTTAAAAAGTAAATTTAACAAAATACATAATGAAAAACAAAAATCTGATGAATCAGAATTAAAAAAATTTAATACTAAATTTAGTGAATTAGAAGAAAAACATTTATCCTATTTTAATGAAACAGATAAAACAATGGATGCTTATAGTAAATTATTAAAGAATCGGAAAAAAACAATTAAAATACCAAAAGAAGATATAAAATCAAATAATGACTTTAATGCAAAGTTTGAAAATAGAATATCAACTGGTGATTTCTTTAATGATCAAATTATACCAGTATCAGAAAAAATGGAATTGTCAACAGTAAATGTTAATGATAATTATACAAGTTTAGATATTGCTTTTAATAATTTATATATAGATGGTGGAGGAATAAATACTAGTAAATTTTCAAGTTTAGATTCAGCATTTAAAATTCAACAAATAAATTTAAAAGAGTTTAAGGAAGTTAATATAAAAGAAGCAATGGAATCATATAAAAATGAAACAAATAATTTATCTTCAATAAATTATTCAAAAGAAAAATTTAATAGCTGGTAATAATTATTTTCAATAAAGCTAATTATCATTTCCAATAAAACTAATAATTTCATTTGTAATTTTATTAATCTTAGAAAGATTTAAAAAACCATAAATAATATATTCTGAATGAACTCCATTTTTTATACAATATAATTTACTATTTTTACATTTATTATGAAAATTAATAATATCATAATAAAATATTTCATTTTCACCACATATAATAAATGTATTTGGTAATGAATTACAATCAATAATAATATCTTTATCATAATATTTATTTTTAATATAATTATAAATATTATAGTTAATAAAATCTTTTTTTGTATTTTTATTATATTTAACATTACGGTTTACAACAGGTGATAGTAAAATAAGTTTTTCTTTTATAAATTGCTTATGTATTTTAAATAATTCTAATAATATTGTACATCCTATTGAATTACCAATAAATACTTTAATATTAAAATTATATGTTAATAATAACTTAAAAGTATTATTCACTTCTTTTATGGTTTCACTTAGTTTATTAAATAAATTGTATTTAATAACAATAATATTATAGTTATTTAATTTTGGTAATATATTATTAACAATTGTAATATCAGTACAATCTTCAAATATTAATCCTCCCCCATTAATAATAACTATTGAATTATTATTTTGATTATAATTGTATATATTTATTTTATCTGTTAAATTTTTTATTTTAATGTTTTTATTTTTAATATATATATATCCTAATAATTTTATTATGTATAAAAAAAAACATATAAAATATAAAGGAAATATAATTTGTATTATTTGAATAAATAAGCATTTATTTATAATTTTCATTAAATGGTTTTATAAAAAAAATAAAATATATTAAAAGAATATATTTTATATTAATTACAATATGGAAAATATTAAAATAAATTATGGAAATTCTTATGTATCAAATCAATTAAATGGGTCCTCGTTTAATATTATTTTTATTTCAAATAATTTAAGTGATGATAATATATTTTTAAATACCAATAATGGAATTATTGAAATTAAAAATAACTTGAATATTGGAATATACAATATTAAAATAAATTATATTAATGACGGTATATTAATAGATAAAATATATAATATAACAGTTTTACCAAATTTTTTTTATGATTTAAGTAATTTAAATAATAATTCATTATTAAAACCAATTTTACATCCAAATAATATTAATGGTTTATTTTTATTTGATTATAAAAATGATGATATAATAATAGATTCAACATCAGGAATAATAAAATTAAATAATATAGATATTGGAAATTATTTATTTACAGTAAATTGGATAATTAATGAAGTTGAAGTGTCACAATTAATAAGTTTTACAATAAAACCAATATTTTATTATGAAGATAATAATAAAATAATATATTATGGTAATAATATATATTCAAATAAACCATTAATTGAACCACTAATTACTGATTATATAATATTATCAGATTATAAAATAAATAATGAAGGAATATTAGATTTATCTTTTTATGATGTAGGTGAATATAAAATTAAAGTATTATTAAAAACTAAAAACATTACAGTAGAAACATATTATAATCTATATGTTAAATCAAGTATTAATTATTTAAATACTGAATATATTTGCGATTCATTAACTGATTATATAATAAATAATCCGATTGTTTCACAAGTAGGTGGTATTTATTCATTACTAGATAATTATAATAATTATTTTAGTATAAATGAAAATAATGGAGAAATATTAATAAATGGTCCATCTGGTATATATGAATTAAAAATAAAATATACAAAAAATAATGCATATGATAAATGTATATTAAAAATAATTATTAATCCAGTATTTTCATATTCAAATTTAGTAATAAATACTAATGACATACTAGAAATTAAACCTTATACAAATGAAATCATAGAAGGAGAATTTATATTATTAAATAATATTAATGGTTTAAGTATTCATAAAAATACTGGTATTATATCAATAAATAAATTATATCCAAATACATATAATATATTAATAAATTATATAAAAAATGGATGTACAAAAAATTCAAAATTTAAATTAGAAGTATTTCCAGTTTTATTATTAAATCAAAATAAATTTACAATATATCCAATTACTGATAATTATATTTTATTAAGTGACAATAAAAATGTAAAAATATTAAATAATACAATAAATTGTGACGATATTATATTGATTGGTAATTATAACATAACAATTACATTAACAATAAATAATATGTCAACTAATATAATATATAATTATATAAAATATCCAGAAATAATATATGATGATTTTGTATTTTATGGAAATTTTAATGAGCCATTTATATCATCAAAACCTAATAATAGCTATATAGGTGGTTTATATAAATTAGAAAATAATAAATTTATAATAGATGAAGAACTAGGAATAATTTATGGTAATAATTTAGAAGTAAATGAATATGAATTAGATATACATTTAATTTATTTATCATTTGATGTAATAAAAAAAATAAGAGTAATCATAAAACCTTTATTAAAAATTGAAAAAATAAATTTTATTTATTCTGAATTTAAAATAGAAAATATTAATTTTTTACCATTTAATGGAATATTTACAGTTAATGATGAAGATTATAATGATTTAAGTTTTGAGTTATTATTTAATAAATTAGATGTTGGAAAATATAATATTGATATAGGATATACCGTAAATAATATAAAATCAATAGTAAATGTTCCAATAGAAATAAATAAAAAAAAATTAGAATTAGATTTAATAATAAAAGATAAAGAATTTGATAATAATAATGATGTAGAAATAATATGTAATAATTATTCAGAAATATTAGTATATGGTAATTATGAAAATATTAATGTTGGTAATAATAAAATTATAATTAAAAATATATTATTACCAGAAAGTTTAGCTAATAATTATTATGTTGACTTAAAATTTATTTATGGAAATATATTACCAAAAATAATATATCCAAATATAACTATTGATGATAAATATTTTGATAATACAATTATTAGTAAAGTTAATTTTGATATAGATATTGAATCTTATGAAGCAATATATGAATCAAAAAATATTGGAAATCATATAGTTACTATAAAAAATATTAAATTTAATAAAAAAAATCATATATTATTATACAATGAATATAAACTAGTTGGAAATATATTACCCAAATTAATAAAAGTATATTGTTCAGCAAAAGATAAAATATATAATAATAGTGATAATTGTGAAGTTATTATAGATAAAATAGATGGAATAATAGTAAATGATAAAATATTTATAAATATTATAACTGCAAAATTTGATGATAAAAATGTTGGTTTATATAATGTAAAAATAATAGATTATGAAATATTAGGAATTAATAAAAAAAATTACATTATAGAATTTATAATAACAAAAGCAAATATATTTTCAAAAAAAGTAGAATTAAAAGTTATAGCAGATGATAAGATATATGATGGTACAACATCTACATTACTTAGATTTGCAGAAGAGTATGATGTATTATCATATGACAGTAATTATATTGATAAAAACATAGGAAATAAAAAAAGAATATTAGTAAAAAATATAATTTTAAAAGATAAAAATTATTATGTAGATGATTTAGTATTATTAGGTAATATTATACCAAAAATGATAGATTTTATTTATTATCCAAAATCAAAAATATATGATGGAACAACTTATTGTGATGGAAGTTATACAACGACTAAATGTTTAGATGATGATGTAGAATGTTTATTTAATGCAGAATTTAAGGATATAAATAGTGGTATTGAAATAGAAGTTTTAATAAGTAACATAAAATTAATAGGAAATGATAGTAATAATTATAAATTAAATTCAGTAAAATCATTAAATGAATCAATAACTAAAAAAGAAATAACATGTACTTTTAAAAATGTAGATAAAATGTATGATAAATTAACACTAGGATTTGTACAAATAGATAAAATTTATGGTTTAATACAAACTAGTAAAAATGATAATATTCAAATAGTATCATTAGATGCACATTATGAAGATCCATTTATTGGAAATAATAAAAATATAATAATAAAAAATATAGAATTAGAACCAATGCTGTTTAATTATTTTATAAAAGATACATTTTGTGTTGGAAATATAATGTTAAGAGAATTAAATATAGTCTTTAATAATCCAATAAAAATATATGATGGATTATTAGATGTAGTATTATCAATAAATAATATTAAAAATATATTAAATAATGATCAAGTTTATGTAAAATCGGTTAAAGGTACTTTTAGTGATTCAAATGTTGGTAAAAATAAATTAGTATATGTTACAGATATTGAACTAGATGATTATACAAGTAAATATTATTATTGTAAAGAAACAAAAATAGAGGGTACAATAAAAGAAAAATTTTTAAAAATAGATTTTATAGCAAAAGATCAAGAATATGAACCAAACTTAATTCCAGAAGTATATTATGAATTAGATGATCCATTATTAGAAATAATATCATATAATGCATCCTATTATATAATAGATGTAGGACTTCAAAAAATTTTAATATCAAATATAATATTAGGTGGTAAAAATATAAGAAATTATATAGTTGCAGATCATATTACATATGGAAATATATTACCTAAAAATAAAAATTTAGAGTTTAAATTTAATGATAAAATTTACGATGGTACAACAACAACAAATGTTATATGTATAACAGATAATACTATAACATTTGATGCAAATTATGAATCACCTAATATAGGACATCAAAAAATAATAATAAATAATATAATTCAAACAACAACAAAATATATGATAAAAAATGAATATATATTGGATAGTAAAATTTTAGCAAAAGAATTACAAATAAAACCAGAAATAATAAAAAATTATGATGGTACAACTGATTATAATTTAGTAAATATTCCTGAAATAGAGTCATGTAATTGTAAATTTAGTATTTCTGATGTTGGAACAGATATACCTATATTTATATATAATATAGTATTAAAAAATTCAAATTACTTTATAAATGATTTTAAAACTACTGGAACTATAATACCTAAAGAAATTAATTGTGAATTTATACCAAGTGATAAAATTTATGATGGAACTAATAAAGTATTTTTTGATAAAATATATTGTGATATAACAATATTATCATTTGATTCTTATTATGAAAATATAAATGTTGGATATAAAAATATAATAGTAAAAAATATAAAATTAGAAAATAATAATTATTATTGTAATAGTTTAGTAATTAGTTCAACAATAAAACCAAAATTATTAGAAATAGAATTTATTGTAAATTCAAAAATATATGATAAAACTGATATAGCAGTTATAAATTCATATAAATTATTAAATATTAATCAGAAAATAAAATTATATTCATATACAGCAAAATATGAAAATAATAATATTGGTAAACAGTTAGTAATTATTAGTAATTTAATAATTGATACACAAAATTATTATACAGATAAATATTATACATATGGTATTATTAATCCACGAAATGTTATAATTAATTTTACAAATACAACTAAAGAGTATGATAGTAATGTAAGTGCAAATATTAGTTTATTATCATTTGAAAATAAAATATTAGATGATAATTTAGAATTAATATATTTTAATTCAGAATATGAAGACACAAGTGTAAATAAAAATAAAAATATAATAATAAATAATATAAAAGTAGAAGGTAAAGATATAAATAATTATATTTATAATAATACAATAATTATAAAAGGTACGATTGAACCAAAAATAATTGATTGTGAATTTAAATTAATTAATAATAGTATTGTAGGAAAATTATTAGGATTATTAAATAATGATAATGTTTGGATAGCTAATTATATATCTTATAAAAAAAATAATAATTATTATATAGAGAATATAATAATAGATGGGTTTAATCAAAATAATTATATTTTACCAAATAAAATTTATACAGTATTATAAATGATTAATAGTATAAATAATAAAAATAGTATTTTAGAAAATTTAATAAAGAATCAAAAAGAACATGTTGAGTTAAAATCAAAATTATTATTATCTGATTTAAAAAGATTAACAAATAATTTATCAAAAGATATATTTTGTGATGAATGTTCATTATGGGATGGTCCAATATTAATAGCAAATAATAAAGAATATATAAGTTTTTTTATTAATGGGAAAAAAATAAGTTTAAATAGAATATTATATAAAAACTTTGTAAGTGAATTATATGATAATGAGTATTTAAAATATTTATGTATTAATAAAGGAAGATGTTGTACATTAAAACATATATATAAAATAAATAAAAAAATAAAAGAAAATAAAAAAGAAGTTATAAAAGATATAGTTATAGAAGAAAAAAAAGAAAAAAAATCAAATATAGTTAGTTTTTAAATAAAAAAATATTAATTTTCTTATTTAATAATAATGAAGGTTTCACAAATCTCTAACGGAGGATTTCCACCATTAATTTTAAAAAATAATAAAAAATCTGAAAATAATAAAGAACGATTTATAACTTCAAATATTAAAAATAATATAAATATACGTCAAATACTAGAAACAAAAAATATTAAAAATATATTAGATAATATAAAAAATAATAAAAATAATTTAGAAGTTGTTACAAATCTATAATTCATTCATAATTTCACTAATTAATGAAGTTATATTATTATTATTTAAACAATTTGTTATATTTGTATTAACAATTTCATTTTTCATATTTTTTAATTTATTAAAAATAATTTTGTTATTTAATAATAAATTAAAAATATTTGTTGCATTAATTTTATTATTAAATCTTTGGTGTAAAAATATTAGTTCTTTTAGATAGTTTTCATTATTTTTATTTAATTTATGTGCAATTTCAAATGCATTTAGTGATTCAGTAAACATTTTTAAACCTTTATATGAATAACCTATTCTACCCCATGCAATACTATTATTTAAATTATTTTGTACAGAAAATAATGCACACTCTAATGCAGATTTATAATTTTTAAGTTTTAAAAAACATGCAGCTCTATTAGAATATATTATATCTATTTTATATTGACTATTTATTAATTTATTGTATATTTCATTAGCTAATTCATAGTGTCCTTTAATAAACAAGTTATTTGCATATTTATGCAAGTTTTTCATTTTTAATAAATAATATATTTATTTATTTATATATTATTTATTAAAAATTAATTATTTAATCATTTAATCATTTTTACCTAAAATTTTAGACATTTCGTTAGTAAATTTACTCATATCAATACCAAGATCACTTTCCATTATTTTATTTAATTGTGAAGGATCTGAAGTATTGCTTAATTTACCAAAAACATCCATTAATTTACCCATACTATTTTCATCAGGTAATCCATCTCCCATAAGTGGATTACTAATACCTAATGCTCCTAATGAATCAATTGTTTTTAACAATGCACCAACATTAAGATTTGAAGCATCATCTTTTTGTTCTCCTTTTGGTACAATAGCAGTTGAAAAATTTTCATCAATAATAACTTTTTCTTCTGGTTCTATATTTGTTTGTCCCATTTGTTTAGATAATGATCCAATAAGACCACTCATATTTTCCATACCAGGAAGTCCTGTCATATTAGCAAGTAAATCATCAAGATTAACTTCACCATTTTCAATATTTGATTTATACTTTTCACTAATAATTTGACTAATTTGCATTATATTAGAAAAAGGATTTGATCCTGGTTGATTAACTGTTTTTTCAAAAGTAGAAAAAATATCATTAATCATGTTATTAGTTGTTTCATTAAGATTTTCAGTTTTTAAAATTTTATTAAGACCTTCTTTTGGATTAATGAAAGGTTTTAAATCTAATTTTTCAATTCTATCTTGTGCTTTTATATCATCTGGATTAGTAGATAAAATATATTTATTATAAGATAATAATAAATATTTAAGATCAGTCCAAAATAATAACTTGACTGATTCATCTTGATTATTAAAAATTTTCTTTAAAGTAATTTCTGATCCAAAAATACTTTCAGAAACAGCAGCAGTATCTTTTTCCTTATGTGAAAATAGTTTAATTTTATTTTTAATAAAATAATTAAATAGAGTGGTATTAGATAGTGAATCATCTAATTTTTTTACTCTATTTAATTGGTGTTCTTCTGTTTCATTTATCAGATTTTCAAGAAAAGTATTATTTGGAAAAACATTTTTAACATGCGATATGAAACTAGAATAATATGCGGAGAAATCGTTCATTATAAACTATAATAAAAATTGCTTTAAATAACTATTATTAATTATTTTTAATATATAAAAAATTTTTATACAAAAATAAAGATTATTATCATCTAATTCATTTTAAGATTCTGATGATGTTTCATATTGATTATTATTATAAGATTCTGATGATGTTTCATATTGATTATTATTATAAGATTTTGAAAAAACTGTTTCTTTAGATTTTTTATTTCTAATTTTTTTAATTTCTTTATATCTCCAATAAAATAAACTAATAATAACTAATAAAGCAATAATAATTTTCCAATATTGTAAAATAAAATTTTTACTATATGAAAATGCTTTTTTTTCAAATGTAATTTTATTATTTTGTTCTTTAATAATTTTAGTAATAAAACGCGATTCTGTAAGTTTAGGTTTAAGATATGATTCTGATAAAAAGGAAGCCATTATTATAAGTAATTATAAAAAATATTTATTATATAAAAAAATTGTTTTATAAATTATATATATAGTAATTCTTATGGATATGGATCATATTGAAACCCTTTTAAATAGTGATAATAATCGTTTGACAGTATACCCAATAAAATATAATAAAATTTGGGAAATGTATAAATGTCAACAAGCTGCATTTTGGACAGCAGAAGAAATAGATTTTTCAAATGATTATAATCATTTTGAAAAGTTATCAAATAATGAAAAACATTTTATTAAAATAGTGCTAGCTTTTTTTGCTGCATCAGATACTATTGTTAATATAAATTTAGGTGAAAGATTCATTAGAGAAGTTCAAATTAGAGAAGCAATAGTAACATACACATATCAAATGATGATGGAATCTGTTCATTCAGAAGTATATTCATTAATGATTGATAATATTGTTCGTAATCCGGAAGAAAAACTAAAATTATTAAATGCAATAACAGAATATCCATGTATTAATAAAAAAGCACAATGGGCACAAAAATGGATTGAATCAAGTGCACCTTTTTCTCAAAGATTAATTGCATTTGCAATTGTAGAAGGAATCTTTTTTTCAGGAAGTTTTTGTTCAATATTTTGGATTAAAAAAAAAAATCTAATGCCTGGATTATGTGATTCAAATGAATTAATATCTAGAGATGAAGGAATGCATACAGATTTTGCTATTTTATTATATTCAATGATATTAGTAAAAATAGATGAAAATGTTGTTCATGAAATGTTTAAAGATGCAGTTAATATTGAAAAAGAATTTATATGTGAATCATTACCATGTTCATTATTAGGAATGAATAGTGATTTAATGTCAGATTATATTAAATTTGTAGCAGATAGATTACTAGTTCAATTAGGTTATTCTAAAATTTGGGGAATTATATGTCCATTTGATTTTATGGAAAGTATTAGTATGGAAGGTAAAACAAATTTTTTTGAATCAAGACCAACACAATACCAAAAAGCGTCAGTTTTAAACACAAGTACAAGTGAAAAACATTTTTTAACAATAGAAGATTTTTAATATTTTCTAGGTTATATTAATGATTAATATCATCAATATTAAAAGTTATATAATTAATTTAGAAAAATATAAAAATAAATATAATTTATGTTATAAAAGATTAAATAATATAAATATTTGTCCAGAAAGATTTAATGCAATTTATGTTGAAGATGAAAATAGTGAAGAAATTAAAAAAATTACTTATCCATCAGTCCAATATATTATAAAAAATGGAAGATATGCACATAATAATATTGGTACTAAGGGTGCAATAGGTTGTTATTTATCACATATAACTTTATGGCAAATGTTACTTAATTCTAATGAAGAAATGTTTTTAATATTTGAAGATGATATTAATTTTAATAATACAGATGATTTTATAAATAAAATAAATAAATCAATTAATTTAATTAATAAAAATGATTGGGATGTTATATATTTAGGTTATTTTGGTATTAAAGATTTATTTAAGTTATCACAACAAAATATATATTATCAAAAAATAGAAGATTTAATATATGGAACACATGCATATATTATTAATAGAAAAGGTGCACAAAAATTATTAAATAATGCAATTCCTATTGTAGATCAAATTGACAGTTATATGTCATTTATGACAATTAGAAATGATATAAATTCATATAAAACATATGATATATTTTTCTTTCAAGATAATAAATTAAAATCAACAATACAAACTGACAAGTCAATTAAAGTATATATAACACAATATAATAATAAAACATTAAAAAAATTTTTTTTTTTAATATGTTTATTTGTTATTTTTTTATTATATTTAAGTTTTATTATTTCTAAGAGAATTTGAAATTAAAATACTGGATATTTATAAAAATGATACAAAAATACCAAACTCATTACAATTTTCATGGTAAAAACCATTTTATCACCAGTTTGAAATAAAAAAGAAAACCAGTAATTATCATATGTTTGATTTTCAAAAGATATAAAATAATGAAAAGCAAAAACAATTAACCATCCAATATATTTATTATATTTTAATTTTATTCTCCAATAACTAAATAAGCTACATAATATATTCATTTTTATAATAAAAAAAGGTGTTAAAGTAAAAAAAACAAACATGTTTGATAATAAAGATATGAAATATAAAGGATGCCATAACATTGGATTTATAATATTTTTTTTTACTAATGTCATTAAAAATGATGATAATTGAATAGCAAACATTGGGATAAATGCTGAATTAATATTTCCTAACATATAATAAGTTGCATACATTTGCATATAACTGTATATTTTTTTTAGATTTTCTATTTTATGAACTGGTAATGATGTGTCATATGGCATATTATTCATAGTTGTATGTAAAATTTTAGTTAAATGATAATAAATAGTTATTTTATCTGCAATTTTCATAGTTACTAAACAAATAAGCATGTTAGTTAAAACACACATTTTATTATTATTTAAAAAATAAAAAGAAAAACAACAAAAAACACTTCTTAATGCAAAAACAATATTATGCATTCTAAATTCAGGATAAATAATTGGTATTTTACGATTTCTTACATTTGATATTGTAAAAATTAAACTTGAAAAACTTAATAATGAATGGAATACTAATAATATCATTGCTATTAAATTATATAAATACATATTATAATATGTATTTAGTAAATAAAAACGATATATATAATTAGATAATACGATAAATCCTAATAATTTATGAATATAAAAAATATCTTCACGAGTATTTAGTTTTTTTATAATTTTTAAGTAATTGTTTGTAACAAATGATTCATTATTTAATTTACTATACATTTACAATAATTATATTGTTTCTTTTTAAATATTTAATGTATATTAGTTTAATATAAAGGCATCTATAAAAATAATAAAAGTTGATTATTATTTATTTTATAAATATATAAATAATAATCATATGGAATTATCAGAAAAACAACAAATTGCTTTCAATAAATATTTGAATAAAGAAAATATTTTTATTACTGGTCCAGGTGGTTCAGGAAAAACAGAATTAATAAAAAAAATACATTCGCATGCTAAATCAAATATTATAGATATTCAAGTATGTGCATTAACTGGTTGTGCAGCTGTATTATTACAATGTAAAGCAAAAACAATTCATTCATGGTCTGGTATAGGTTTAGCAAATGGGTCAAATGAATTAATTGTTGAAAAAATTAAAAAATCATATTATAAAAAAAAAGTATGGTTAGAAACAGATATACTAATAGTTGATGAAGTTAGTATGATGTCACAAAAAATATTTGAATTATTAGATTTAATTGGTAAAACAATAAGAAAAAATAAATTACCATTTGGAGGAATACAAGTTATATTTTCAGGAGACTTTTATCAATTACCACCGGTTGGAACAAAAGATAAACAAAAAACGATTAATTTTTGTTTTGAAAGTCCATTATGGTTTGAAACTTTTCAATTAGAAAATCATGTATGTTTTACACAAATATTTAGACAAAATGAAAATATATATTCAACAGTGTTAAATCAAATAAGAGAAGGTATTGTTAAAAGATCAACTATTAAATTACTAGAAAAATATGTTGATAGAAAAATAGAAGAAAATTTAATAATAACTCCAACAAAACTATTGCCATTGAGAAATAAAGTTGATAAAATTAATTTAGATGAAATAAATAAATTAAAAACAACAGAAAAAATATATAACATTGAATATCTTAAGGGGAAAAAACAAAGATTAATGTTTTCAGAAAATGAAATAGAATTAGAATTAAAATATATACAAAGTAATTTATTATGTGAAAATATTATCAAGTTAAAAGTAGGTTGTCAAGTAATGTGTATAGTTAATTTTGAATTACCAAATGGTGATATGATATATAATGGTAGTCAAGGAATTATTTCATCTTTTACCGAAGATGGTTATCCTAATGTTAAATTTACGTCAGGTTATGAATTGATAATGAGATCACATGTATGGTCTAGTGAAAATATTCCAGGTATTGGTATTAGTCAAATACCATTAATATTATCATGGGCACTAACAATACATAAAATTCAAGGTCAAAGTTTAGATTATGGTGAAATTGATATTGGATCATCTATATTTGAATATGGACAAACATATGTTGCATTATCTCGTATTAAAACATTAAATGGTTTATACTTGACATCTTTTGATCCAAAAAAAATAAAAGCTAATGATAAAGTAATAGAATTTTATAATAAGATAATATAATTATTTTATTAACTTAAGAAGCTAAGCACTTTATTGAATTTAATAATGAATATAAAAGTTGTATTTTCCTTTATAATAAAAAATTGATAATAAATCATTTAAACTTTATATTTTAAGTATAATAATGTTTGTTAAAAAAAGAAATGGTAAAATTGAACAAGTTCATTTTGATAAAATTACACAACGTATTAAAAAATTAGTACATGAAAATGATAAAAAATTTATTGATCCTATTATTGTCGCTCAAAAAGTAGTTGCATCAATATTTCCAGGAATTACAACAGAAGAATTAGATTTGGAATCAGCTAAAATAGCAATAAATTTATGTACAACACATCATTTATATGCATCATTAGCTGGTAAAATATTAGTTAGTAATTTACATAAAAAAACTTTAGATACATTTGTTGAAAAAGAAGAATTAATTCAACAAGAATTAAATTTATTAGATGAAAACTGGTTTGACTGGATTAAAACTAATAGAAATGAATTAAACAGTATTGTTAATTATAATAATGATTATATTTATGATTATTTTGGATTTAAAACATTGGAAAGATCTTATTTAATTAAAAAAGAAAATGAAATTATTGAAAGACCTCAAGATATGTTAATGAGAGTTGCATCATTCATTAATCAAGGAGATTTAGAAATGACAAAAAAAACATATGAATTAATGGCTAAAGGATATTATACTCATGCATCACCTACATTATTTAATGCTGGAAATAAAAGAAGTCAATTAAGTTCTTGTTTTGAAGGTAACACATTAGTTAATACATTAAGAGGACCTATACCAATTAAAGATGTAGAAATTAATGATGAAGTTATTACACATTTAGGTAATGTTAAAAAAGTAATTCAAAAACATAAAAATAAAATTAATGAAAGAAAATTATATGAAGTAAACATAAGAAAAACAAATAAATTTATAGTAACAGAAGATCATAAATTATTTTGTTATAATATAATAACAAAAGAATCAGATTGGAAAGAAGTTAAATTATTAGATAAAAATGATTATATTATGATACCTAAATATAATGGTACAATATTAAAACCTGAAATTAATATTTTAGAAATAATTAAAACATATGATTTTTCAAAGTATAAAGATGAAATTAAAGTTGAACAATTAGAAGATAAAAAACAAGTATATATAACTACTATATTTAAACATAGTAATTTAAATAATCAATGTGAAGTTTTATGTTGTACAAAATCAACTCCTCTTAATTCAAAGATAGAAATTAATGAAGATATTATTAAATTTATTGGTATATGGTTTAGATATGGTCATATTATGACACAAGTTAAAAATGACATTAAAATAATTGGAGGTATTGGTATAACAATTCATGATAAAAATATAGAATTAATTAATTTTTGCAAAGAGATTAAAAAATATTTTGGAATAGAGCATGTGATAATACATAAAACGAATAAGCAAAATATTATACAAGTATTATATAATTATCCTATATTAGGAATAGTATTTAATCAGTTATTTGATAAAGAATTTAATGGTAAACAAATACCAGAAACTTTTTATAAATATGATACTAAATTAATCTTATCTTTTTTAACAGGTTTAATAACTACACATGGACGTACTATAAATTTATATATGGCTAATAAAAACTTAATTAACCAAATATATTCATTATGTAGATTGCATAATTTAGATGTTGGACAAGTATGTTCAGTTAAACCTAGAAAACTAACAAAAACACAAACATATAATATTAGTTTGACTAATTTGCGTTATGAATTATCAGATATATGGAAAATTTGCGATGATAGAATTAATAAATTAAAAAAAAAATCATTTTCAATTATAGATGATAATAATTTTAAATATTTACATTTTGAAGGTCGTACAGAAGTTAATATTGATGATGAATATGTATATACATTAGGTATTGAAGATGATCATTCATATTCAATAGAAGGTATTATTGCACAAAATTGTTTCCTTTTAGGAACTGATGATTCTTTAGATGGAATCACAAAGACATGGGCTGATGTATCAAAGATTAGTAAATGGGGAGGTGGTATTGGATTACATGTGTCAAATATTAGAGCAAAAGATTCATTAATTAGAGGAACTAATGGACCAAGTAGTGGTATTATACCAATGTTAAAAGTGTATAATGAAATTGCACGATACATTGATCAATGCTTTGTTGGATCTACAAGAATATTTACTGAAAAAGGATTAAATAAAATTGAAAACATAGTACCAAAAGATAAAGTTTATACAATTGATGGAACTTTACAAGAAGTTGAACGAGTATATTGTGATAAATATGTTGGAAAAGTTGTTAAAATAAAATTAAATGGTTGTAATAATATTGTTAAAGTTACTGAAGAACATCCATTTTTAGTTGTAAAATCTAATAAAAAAATACCATTTGATCTATTAAAAAATAAATTATCAAGACAATTAGTTATACCTGATTGGGTATCTGTAAATGAAATTAAAGAAAATGATTTTGTTTGTATACCAATACCAACATATGTTAATGATAATGTAAACTTAGATGAATCAGATTGTTATATTTATGGTTTAATGATTAATGATTATTATGTTAAAGATAATATGTTAGGTAAACCTATTGAAATCCATAATAGATATATAAAAGAGTATTTAGAGTTTAATAGAATTGAATATATTATTGAAAATAATTATATAATGTGGAATATAACAAGTAAATTTAAATTTACATTAAATCAAATAATTAATCTTGATTATAATTTGCTAAATTTACCAATTAATAAATTAAAATATATTTTAAAAGGAATTTTAGATGCAAATAATAAAATTATAAATGAACAATATATTATTATTGATCAATTTGTAAATTTAGCAAATTCATATTATGATTTTGTAGAAATAATTTTATTAAAGCTTGGAATTTTAATTTTAAATGATATATTATATGATAAACCTAAAATATTAATAAGTAAAAATAAAATAATAAGTGAATTATATGATACAAATGAATCAATTGAATCATATTATTTAATTCATAATAATAATATATACATTAACATTGATAAAATAGAATATGAAATGATTGATTCAATTGTATATGATTTAGAAATTAAAAATAATCATAATTATTTAACCGAAGTTGGATTAGTTCATAATGGTGGCAAAAGAAAAGGTTCTATTGCTATCTATTTAGAACCCCATCATGCAGATATTATGGCATTTTTAGATTTAAGAAAAAACTTTGGTGCAGAAACAGAAAGAGCTAGAGATTTATTTTTAGCTGTATGGGTATCAGATCTATTTATGAAACAAGTTGAAGCAGATGGGGATTGGTATTTAATGTGTCCAGATAAATGTTCAGGATTATCAGATGTTTATGGTGAAAGATATGAAGAATTATATTGGTCATATGTTGAACAAAATAAATTTAATAAAAAAGTTAAAGCTAGAGATATTATGAAAGCTATTTTAGATTCTCAATTAGAAACTGGTACACCATACATTGGATTTAAAGATAATATTAATAATAAATCTAATCAAAAAAATATTGGTGTTATAAAATCATCTAATCTTTGTATAGAGATAGTTGAATACTCAGATGCTAATGAATATGCAGTATGTAACTTAGCTTCAATCGCAATTAATAAATGTGTTGATGAATTTGTATTTAATAAGGAAGACAAATGGACTATTTATACAAAAGAAAACTGTAAATATTGTATATGGGCTAAAACATTTTTATCAAATAAAGGAATAAAATTTATAGAAATTAAAAATAAATTACCTCAAATTAAAGATGTTAACACTTATCCACAAATTTTTCACGGTGATAATAATATTGGTGGATTTGATAAATTATATGAATATACTAAGGGTATATTTAATTATGATAAACTTTATGATATTGCGTATATTGCAACTGTTAACTTAAATAAAGTTATAGATATTAATTATTATCCTGTTATTGAAGCTAAAAGATCTAATCTTAAACATCGTCCAATTGGACTAGGTATACAAGGTTTAGCAGATGCTTTAGTATTAATGAAAATACCATTTGATTCTGATGAATCTGTTGAATTTAATTCTAAAATGATGGAAACGATTTATTTGGCTGCTGTTACTGCATCAATTGATGAATCTAAAGATAGATATGATATTTTAAAAGATTATATTAATGAAATAGAAATTGATAAGCTCCCAGAATATTATGATTCAACATATTATATTGAAAATAAAAATATTAATGATGTTTATCATAAGTTAAAATTAAATAAATTTGAATTAGGAAATAAAACATATGGTGCATATTCAACATTTGAAGGATCTCCAATTAGTGAAGGTAAATTTCAATTTGATTTGTGGTCTTTAGATCGTAGTAAATTGAAATATTATGATAAATGGAATCAATTAACTGAAAAAGTAAAACAGTATGGTATTAGAAATTCATTATTAACTGCACTAATGCCAACTGCATCAACTAGTCAAATATTAGGTAATAATGAATGTTTTGAATTTTTTACAAATAATATTTATTCAAGAAGAACATTAGCAGGTGACTTTCCACTAGTAAATAAATATTTAATTGATGATTTATATAATTTAGGTTTATGGTCAAATGATATGAAACAATTAATTTTAGCAAATAATGGTTCAATTAGTAACTTTAATAATATACCAGATCAGATTAAAGCATTATATAAAACAATATGGGAAATAAAACAACTATGGGTATTAAAAAATGCAATTGCTAGAGGTCCATTTAATGATCAAACACAAAGTATGAATATATTTATGCAAGTTCCAGATTATCAAAAGTTATATTCATCTCATTTCTATTCATGGAAAAATGGTCTAAAAACAGGTATTTACTATCTAAGAACAAAACCATCAAAAGAAGCTGTTAAAGTAACGATAGATCCAAATATTCATAAAAAATTAGAAGAAATTACAACCAATAATGATACTTGTGATTTTTGTTCTGCATAATCAAATACATTTCTTTAAGTTAAAAAATATTAATTAAATATATTTAAAAAATTATAATTAATTATTAATAAAATGGGAAAAGGTGATACACACAAAAAAAAACATAGTAAAACTAATTATGTTAAACATGATTTAGAATTAGCAAAAAAAAATGAAGGAGATTTTTATGCAAAAGTAATTGGAGTTCTTAATGGTAATCGTATAAAAGTTAAAGATATTAAAGATAATGAATTTCAAGTTATTATTAGAGGAAATTTTTTTTATGGTGCAAAAAAAGAAAATACTAATTTTCTTGACGCAGATAGAAATGACTATTGGGTATTAGTACAATTAGGAATTTCAAAAGATCAATACTTTTTAAAACATATATATAATGATACACATAAACAAACTTTATATGATAGAGGAGAATTAACAGAAGTTTCAACACAAAATAATACTTTACAAATTACTAATGAATATGATAATAATAATAATACAAGTATAATTCAAAATGATGAGTGGTTAGATAATTTATAATAGTTATAAAATAATTTAGCTTATTTATTTTTATATAAAAGGTTACTAATTAAAATTAATATTATTATTTTTTATTAATTATATTTTATTAAAAATATATAAATTTTTAATAAATTATAACATAAGATAAATTACTATAAAAAATTGAAAATTTAATTATTTAATAGTTATTTTTGTAAAGATATATAAGTATGAATTCATCAACTAATATGAATAAGTCGAGTAATGTAATAAATGATATTAAAGTTTCTGATAGTAACAGAAATAAAAATGTTAATAATATAGCATATAATATAGCATATAATATAGTAAATAATATAACAAATAATAATACCACCTATAGTAATACAAATAATAATATAGTACGTAGTAACACAAATAATACTACCATACGCAGTAATACAAATAATACTACCACACGCAGTAATACCAGTAATAATACTACGCACAATAACAATAGTATGCGTAGCAATACTGGTAATAATACTGGTAATAATACTGGTAATAATACTGTACGTAGCAATACAAATAATAATACTGTACGTAGCAATACAAATAATAATACTGTACGTAGCAATACAAATAATAATACTGTTAGTAGCGATATAAATAATAATGTTATGCTTAGCAATACAATTATTACAACTAATTGGAAACAATATTTGCCAAAAGATATATTTAATATTTTGTTTCCTCTACCACCACCACCTCCTCCAGAGAAAGATCCTTTACATGCACAACGTGTTTTACAAAGTGAATTACAAATTCGAAAAAACAAAGAAAAAGAATTTGAAATACTGGAAGAAAAACAAATGGAAAAAAAACTTTATATTAAAAAAAAAAATGATAATAAAATAGCAAAAAAAACCCCAGGTACTAAAGAATGGTATCAAATTTATTTTCCTAACCAATTATGGCCAGGTCATCCTTTATCAGATGAACATAAATTAGTGTGGGGAATTGTTAATATTTCATCAAGCCTTCATATTAAAGGTATTGTTAATGGTAAAGAACTACCATTAGTTAAGTCATTTAGAGAAACAATTAAAAAAAAATCTAAACATAATCATGGAAGAGTAAGTGATAAAAAGATTATACGTTCTCCATGTACTGCATTTAATGTACGTTTGATTACAATCAAAAAATTGTTTGATAAATATAGAAATGGTGATAATGCAGATATGCTTTTTTTACCTGCAGCATTTATCAATTCAAGTGTTGATCCAGATAACAAAGAAGAATTTTATTTGTTTCATGTCGTTCCAAAAGAAGACTTTGCTATATGCAACACATTTGGAGTCCTAAATAAAGAAATAAAACAGTTTAATACAAGTAATAGTTCTAATAATGTTAACAATGATAATTTTGAAATTACATTTGAAGATTCAAATGAAAATGACATCAATTTAGATGGAATTGAAATTGATGATGAAGATGACATTATTATTAATTTGGATCAGCTTGATTTTATGACAAGACAAGCACTTCTTATTAAATCAAAGAAAAGACAAACTAGTAACTTTAAAGAAGCTAGAAAAGCACAAAAAAATCGAGAACGTTCATCTACAATGAAACAAAATGATATTGTTGAAGATTCTGAATTATTATCAGCATGCGATCCTAATACAGGATGTCATGTTGGTTATTATACCATTGATGGTAATATTATTGACTTAAATGGCAAATTAGTTGTTGATTTGAATGGTAATCCATTAACTTCAGATGAATACTTTGAAAATATTACACATCTACAAACAATTGTAGAGTCTAATAGTTCTACACTAGAACAATCAGATTTTATAATGACTAATGAAGAGTTCTCTGAATTAGTAGATACTACAGAAGATATTAAATTATATACTACAGAAGATATTAAATTATATACTACAGAAGATATTAAATTAGATAGTTTTCATAGAACAAAAGAAAATACCAAAAAACTTAAAAAAGTATCTAAGAAAGGATCTAAGATAAGTTCAAGAAATATACAAGATTATATTAATGATGATTTTGATGATCTATAATTTATTATTTATTTTATTCTAATAATTTATTACAAATATATATTTTTTATTTATTTTTATATAATGTAAATTTATTAATAATATAATTTTCTATTTTATTTTCATTATCAAAAGATAATGTTGTATTTGAAATAATATTTTCATTAATACCTGCTTTTATTAAATGATCTGTTCTAGTTTCATTTAATTTATTGGCATAATTTCTAATTATTTCCATAAAAGAATAATTATCAGTTGATAATTTTTTTATTAATTTTTTTACTAATTCATTTGGTTTAACATGAATATTTTTTATTCTATGTTCTAAATACCAATTGCACCAAGCTAAACAGTATCCGCCAAAATCACCATTTTTTTGTTTTAAAGGATTTAATTCATCTGATATTGTTTGAAATCCAGCAACTGGCATATAATCTGATGGTTTTAAATATTTTAATCCTGTATTCCATGTTAATTCTTCTTCTAATATTTCATCTAAATTATTATCAAAATAAACTGAATCACCATATGGATCAAAACGTTCAACAGTAAAATTATTAAAATCATAAACAATAATATTTGCATGTAATCCACCATCAATAGTACGTATTGACAAATAACATATACCAAAATCATATTTTTTATTTCTTCGTTGTGCATTAATTAAATTATTTAAATCGGAATGTATCCAATATTCATCTACTGATTGATAACATATGATCCAAGAAAATATTGGATTATTATCTAATAATTGATTTGGCCAATCTAAATTAATTCCATCTAAATCTGTAATGTCAGTTAATTTATAATTAGTAATATTTGGAAAATAAAGATTTTTATATTTTTCACTAAGATGTAATATATAAAAACTCATATCTGTAAATTTAGATTGAAACATATTTGAGTGTGAGTATGGATATTTATCAACAATAATATTATTTTCTTCTTTATATTGTGGTAATTTTTTTAAAAATTCAATCCATAATTTTGCATTTTTATCATTTTTAAATTTATTTTTAATATAATCAATATTAACTTGTTTATTTTTTAATATATTACTAAATTGTACAAAATTATATGGTATTATTAATTGAAGTGGTGATTCTTTATTTATATTTAATTGATGCCATATAGATGATGGACTATTTGTTAAAATTTCAAATGAAGTTTTATCTGTGAATCCTCGATGTAATAAAAAATGAGCTATATTTTCTAAATTTCTATTAGTTAATTCATAATTAAATTTTAATTTAATATGATTCCAAATAAGATCATATGCTTCTATAAAACCTATAAAAATTGCTGTTTTTAAAGGATGATATGTATTAACAATTGTATAATAATCAATATCAACATTTTTTAATATTAAATATTTTATTAATTTAATATTATTATTATGTAAGGCTGGAAATATTAATGTTTGATCTTCTGAATCTCTTAAATTTATTTCATTTGTAAATAAATCTAATATACTTATTATTTCTTTTTCATTTAATTTAGGATTAGTTACTATCATATGTAAATAATGATTTATTGGTTTATATTTTTTAAAAAGTGTTATTAAATCATTATAGCTAAAATTGTATAATATATCATCTAATTTTTTTTCAAATAATAATTCCCAATTTAAGTTACAATTAATAATTTTTAAAATACTTGAGTATTTTAAATAATCAGTAAATACTTCATTATCTTGATTTCTATTATATATATATTGCTTGTAGTTTTTTATTAAATATTTTAATATTTCAATATTGTCATATTTTGCTGCTAATAAAAAACCATTTAATCCTTCATCATTTTCTTTATAAATTGGAAATTCATCTAACATTAATATATCTAATTTATTAAATATAATTAAATAATGAAATAAATAATTATTATAAAATAATGGTTCATTAATATTAAATTTACTTAAATCGGATGTTGATGTAATATTTACTATTTTTTGTAAATCAAGTTTCATTATTTTAAGTTAGAAAAAAAATATCTAGTATGTATATATGCTACAATATTTTGCAGAAAGTATTAATTATACATTACAAAATGTTTATTTAAGAAATTTTATATTTATACTATCTGGTGTATTTATGGGATATACTTTACAACCTGTTCCAGTATGGTTAAATCATTTATTTAATACATCTCATATATTAAAATTTATAATTTTATTTATATCATGTTTATCTGTATTTTATCCAATGGATGAAAAAGAAATGGCTATAACATTTGTTTGTTGTATTTTAGTATTAATTGTGTTTTATATTCTTAGAAAAGAAATGACTGAAAAAAAAATGCATAAATTATTAAATATAAAAGAAGAAAAAAAAAATTAAATTATTATAAAAATTGAATAATATTATTATTTAAATTAATTACTTAATACTTAATGGAATTAGAAATGGGTCTTTCGCGATTTAAAAATATTGATGGTGTATCATGTTATATGATTTCATTATTACATATATTACAACAAATACCAGCAATACGTAAATTTGTAAAATATGAAAAATATATGACTTTAATAAAAGATAAAATAACTGATGAAAATGATATCATGAATTTTGTTGTATATGAATTTTCAAAAACAATAAAACAAAGTTTAGAAAATGATAATATTAAAATAGCACCATATAGTTTTAAAAAATTAATGGGTAAAAAAAATTTAATGTGGGCTGAAATTGAACATCAAGATTCTCAAGAGTTTTATATATATTTAATTACTAAAATTGAAGAAGAATGTGGTCAAAAAGTTCATTTTATACCACAAATAATTGAAAGTGTAAATTTTAATGAAATAACAACTACAAATATTTTACAATTATTAGCCTTAAAATATATTCATAATTCTGAAATAAAAGATTATTCACCAATAAAAAATATATTTGTAGGTTATTTAATATCAAATACACAATGTTGTTATTGTTCAACTAACTCTCCATGTTTTGAATCATTTATAACATTACCATTAAGTATTCCTATTAATAAAAATACTAATATTTATGCAAGATATAATTTAGAAGAATGTTTAGATAATATGGTAAAAGATGAACAATTAGATAAAAATAATAAATTGACATGTGATATATGTGGATTAAAAAATAAATCAATTAAAAAAGTACAAATATGGAAAGCTCCACAAATATTAGTAATTCAATTAAAAAGATTTGTTATAAATGCATTTGGAATTCAAACAGCAAAAATTATTAATCCTGTAATATATCCTGTTTATGATTTTAATATATTTGAATATTTTCATCCTGATTCACCATATAAAGAAAATTCAATTTATAATTTAATTGGTATTAATATTCATCGAGAAATTGGATTTAGTTCTATTAATGCTGGACATTATGTAAGTATTGTAAAAAATAAATATGATAATAAGTGGTATGTTTTTAATGATGCAAAAGATCCTGAAAAATTAGAAGAAAATGAAATTCAAAATAAAAATGCATATTTACTTTTTTATTATAGAAATTAGTATTAATTTGAACTATATCATTAAAATAATAATATAATATTTATTTATTTTATGTAATTTATAGTCAAATTCAAAAAATTCATTTAAATCATAATTATATGGTATTTTATATACTAATAATTTATTAGTCACTTTAGTTTTTAAATATTGTGCTATTTCTAATAATGTTTTAGTACCTATTGTTAATGATAATTTTTTATGTTTTTTATAAGTTGGACCTCCCCATGGAGGATCAAAAAAATAAACATCAAAATTATTATAATTTTTAAATAAATAATCGATACAATCATTATTTAATTTTATTACATTTTTTAAATTATATTGATCAATATTATTTACTAACATAATATATCTTTCTTTATTTAATTCACATGTAGTTACAGTTTTAAATTTATTTGAAAAATTTATTGTATTACCTCCTAATCCGCCAGTTCCATCAAATATATTTAGTAAATTACTATTAGTAAAATTTGATTTTATTAAATCAGAAGTTTCTTCAGCCTCTGATGGATTGGTAATTGAATATAATCCTTCAAAATCATATTGTAATTTAGAATAATCAGTGACTGGAAATAAATTATTTATCATATTAATAATTTATTTAATTATATCTTTATTACATTATTTTCTTAAAAATTTGAAAAAATAATATAAAAATAATATATTATTAACAATAATGAATACTAATATTATAAATGAATTTGAAAAACTAGTTAGTTTTATTAGTGAAGAAATAGATAAATTACAAAGTTTAAAAGATTTAAAAAAAGTTACTTCCAATCAGTTTAGAATTAGACAAATTAAAAATGTATTATCTATATTAAAAAAATATCCTGTTAAAATTACTATTGATAATTATATGGAATTACAAAATATTCAAGGTATTGGTAAAGGATCACTTGATAGAATTAAAGAAATTCTTGAATATGGTTCATTAAGTGAACTCGGTAGTTTTATTAATAGTAATAAAGAAAAAGATGCCATTATTGAAGATTTAGAATCAGTTGTTGGTATTGGCCATGTTAATGCATTAGAATTTTACAATAAAGGGATTAAATCAGTTAAAGATTTAATAAAAAAAGTAGAAAAAGGTGACATAGAGGTAAATGATAAAATTATATTAGGATTAAAATATTATGGTAAATTTCAAGGTAATATACCAAGAAAAGAAATTGATAAAATTTATAAAATATTTATTGATATTACTAATAAAATCAATAAAAAATTAAAAGAAATAAATGGAATTGGAAAAGGAACATTAGATAGAATAAAAGAAATTTTATTGACTGGTAAATTATCTGAATTAGGTGATTTTATTGATAATAAAAAAGAAGAAAAAAATATAATTGAAGATTTA